CCCGATATTCCTTTAGCACCAGCACCATACTGGTTATTCATTTCACGTTGGGAATCAGCAACTTCATTATTTACTTTCTCAAGCTGCTGAAGTTTGGTTTTATGTTCATCCGTTCCGCGTGTAGTTGCCTTCAGTTCTTTTTGCAGTTGCTTTTGAACCTGAATAAGTTCATTATAGCTTACACCCGAAAGATTTTTCAATACTTTCTCGGTTTCCTTCATTTTCTGCCGGTACTCATTTTCTGCATTCTGACTTTTCTTCAGCTGAGTTTCATTCAGTTTCAATTGTCTCTGAAGATCTTCCCATGCTTTTCCGGAGTTCTGGCCGGCAGCAGTCATTTGCTTGCTTTTTTCGGTCAGTTCATTAATGGCGCTTTCATATTTTTGCGTGGCAGCCACCATGGCATTAATGCCTTTTCCGTAATCAGAAGTTTCCAGATATACCCGAATTCCTCTATTAAAATCGTTTCCCATAATCTATTCAGGTAAAAAAATACTATTTATATTTACTGCAATATCCAAACTATAATTCGCCACAATATCAGCCAGTTCAGGCATATTGTTACGGATAATGTCATTAAACCAATATTCAGCTGTTCGGTTTCCGGTACCCATTTTGCCCATACTATCAGGATTAGTGGTATGTTTTTTATTGTATCTATCCGTCCATTTACTGCCGGTAAGTCCACCGTATCCACGTCCGGCGCCTTCGTGTAAGTAAACTCCGTGCCGGGCAACTGAAAAACCAACCGATCGGGTTTCCAATTTATATTGCTTATCAAACCGGAGATTCAATTTTATACTATCGCTCAGGCGTGGAAATTCGTCGGATATTGGGCGATCCTCATGTCCAAATCGTGATTGCGCCGATTGCTTGAGTAATGCTTCTACTTTTTCGCCCCAGTTCCGTACGCCTTTATTGAAGGTATTAACCGCTTCAATATCTTTTACCCGTTGATACATGGCCGTATCGCTTTCGGAAATAAAAGTTATGCGCGGGTTGAAGTTAGGAACTACAATGGAAGGTATCTGGATATGTCCGGCACGAGCCACATTGATAAGTTGTTTGAACGAATTGCTATTCATACTCAGTTTAGCATCCATCCAGTCGCTCACGGTCATATCCTGAAGTTCCGGTCTCATACCCAATACTTGTCATCTTTTTTAGTACTAATTCCATGCTCAAGCGCGAAGCCCATGACAGCGCCATATAGGTTTTCACCCAATGGACCGATAGATCCAATGGAAAAACTGCTTTTTTCCAGACCGTGAAGTCCCTCCAGCATTTTATCACGCTGATCATGCATTCTCAGCATAATTTGCACGCAGTTAGCTTCAGCTATTTCCTGAGCAAGAAGAATGGCATCATTATCATCGTTGCTTGCCGGCAATAGGATCATGATAAAATACTGCGGATGCTTGAGTAGTTGCTCAGCTTCGTTGTCTTTAAAGTCGGAGTCTTTTCCGTCGATTGCTACCAGAACCGCATGACCGATAGATGATAACCGTTGACTAATGGATAGCAACGTGTCGGAATTTGGAGCGCGGTGGAACACGCCTTCAGGATGATCGGCAAAAAGCTTTAGCTTAGTGGTAAGATCCTGACAGTAGTTGAAATGATTGTATTGTACCATAATCCTGAGTATGAATTTATGGATACAAAAAAAGCTCACCGGAGTGAGCTTTTAAAGGACAGAAAAAAATTTGAGTTGTTTTAAAACTATAATTTTCTTATTTCTCATATTATATATTTATTTTGAGAAATAAATATACAAACGTTGCTTATTTCTCAATTTTATTATTCTTTTTGAGCTTTAACAAAATTCATAATGCTGTTATATATGTTCATAACATCATCGTAGTTGCTTACATTTTTGATTGTAAACAACCAACCAAATATCCACTTAATAGGTAAACAGGGCACGGCTGTAAATTCTAATCCATTATACTCAATAGTTTCGGTTTGGAGAAATTTAAGCAAAGACTCATTCCTTTTCAATAAATCCAATTGGCGATTTGTTTTCAATCCCAATGAAATGCAAATGGGAGCAATTGGAACTAATGTTTCAAATTCTTTTTCAGCGCAAATAATCTCTGTTTCATTTACAGTCAGTAATAATGTTGTTTTCATGATGTTTTTTTTAATCCGGACGGAATATCTTCCGTCCGGATAATGATTATTAGTTTTTGTTTTTTTAATTTAATCTGATAGCATCGCAAATAGGCTTTAATTATCTGAAATCTGTTCTTCAAAATCTTTATCAACAAACAAGCTTCGCATTTCGTTTACATTTACTTTTGTTAGCGAAGTTCTGTAAGCCCTTTCTTTTTTAAGCAATTCCTTAATTACAATGGCTCGTTCGAAATTCAACCCTGTTTTATTATCTTTCTTTTCGAGTTTGTCCAGTTCGTTTTCGAGCGCTACGGTTCGTTCATAAGATTTTTCACGTTCTACCATTTTTCCGAAAAGTAAATTTTCGATAGTAGAATAAACCCAAAGTTCAAATTTAGGACTTAACCATGCCGCAAATTTCAAAGCTAAAACACGGTGCATAAATGTACCAAATTTTTTAGATGAAGTGAATAAATCTTCTTCTTTTTTGACACTTAAGAAGTGAGAATTCTCACTTCTTAAACACTCTGAAATGAAATTTTTAGTGTCATCATTTCTCAAAAAAGCAACCACTTGTTTATTAAATGGTTTTGCCATTTCGGTGGCATTAATCATCATTCCATTATCCTTCGAAAGCAGAAAGGTAATGTTGTTTTCTTCAAATACACAAATTTTTGTTTCCATAATGTTATTTTTAAAAGTTGTTTTTATAAATTACTCCACAAATGTAATGTAACTAATTGTTAATCAGATAGTTAGCATAATAATATAACAAAGTTTAACTTTCAGGTAACAATAACCGGATAAACTCTACTAATCGAAAAAATGCAATATCCTTTTCTTCGGCAGAGAATGCACCTTTAGGCATTGCCGGATCGAGCGGTGTGATCATTTTAAAGGCTTCCGCTTGGGTGGTTGGGGGTTTGTGTTCGTCGCTCATTCTTCTATTCGTTTTGAGGGTATAAGTTTTTCAAAATCCAATCGCATACTTTTTACAGCTGACAATACGTCAAACAAATTCCTGTCGATATCAGGATACGTTTGTTCCAGTTGATCAATTAATAGATCCTGCACTTTTATTAGTGATTGTGCATAACTTTCAGGTGCCGTTTCTGTTACACATACTAATTCCGGACGATTCAGTTTTGTATCTTCATAATGACCAAACCAGCAAGTTAATACTTCCGAAATGTTTGGAGTTATATTTATTCCGTTTACTGATACATTATTTTTACTCATAATGTACCTCCTTCCACTAAATTAAATTTCATTTCAGTAGTTCCGGTAATAAAAGCCACATTAGTAGTAGTTCCATCATATCTGAAATCAATCGTTGTTTCCTTATCGATATTCGATTTCAAATTTAAATACAAAGCTTTCAGTAATTTTCGGGCAGTGACCATGTCGGTGACCTTAATTTCATGCACAGGGTTTTCGGGAGAAGGGTTTGCAGGGCGAGGCCTGCGGGTTGTGGTTGTGTTCATTTGGGTTGTTCTGTTTTAGATTTTTGGCAATAAAAAAGCGATGCCAATATCACGCTACAGAACAACCCAAGGGGAAATTACCGCTCCAAACGGCTCGTGATATAGCATCGCTATATTTTAAAATAAGTTTTTGGACATAAAAAAACCAGCTCGCTAGCTGGGACTAAGTCCCTTGTATGTTGTTCTGTACTGCAAAGATGCAGAGTTTATTTTAATTGACAATGAAAAATATCAATTATTTTCATTATCATCTCTAATCTTCTCCAAATTAGCTAATTCAACTCGGTATTCTTCAATTCGTTTCAATGCATTATCCCTTATATTTTCCTTAGTCGCATTATCAGCTACTACTTGAGACCGTTTTATATTTTCTTTCAAGCGGCTAATCCGTTGCTTATAATCCACATAAACAACCTCAGGTTGCTTTTTCTGTTGTTTTAGTTCTTTTGGTGTAAAAGTCTTATGTCCTGAAAAGAATACTTCCATATAAATATATGGGATATAATTATTAGTTATTTTAGAAACAAAACAATTTACTTTATAATCATTATCCAATAGTCGTGTCAAAAAATCAGAGTATTTTTCTTCTACATATCCAATCATTATATTTTTAGAAATAAGCACTTTAATTGATTTAGGGTCTATTTTATTATCAGGTTCTCGTTCTAAAAATAATTCTTCATGAACTATCAATTTTTTAGCCATAGATTTTTCATTTTCATTTCTGTAATAAAGCCCTTTCACAGCTACATTGATAATATTTGAATCATATGTTGGATCGTTTTTATTTTCACTTATATCATTCATACTGGAGCGTATAAATAAATCAAAATTCTCTTTTACTAATACATATTTCTTATCTACTTTAAGCCTCATATCAGCCACCATAGAATCAACAATAGACTCAGGTTCTTTTTTCGAATCAGATGATTTCGAAATAAAATAAACTACAACAATAACTGCTACAATTATAATGAACCAAATCATATAACTATTTTTTCATTTCACGTCTCAATACCCAGCAATAAAACATATTATTTCCATTATTAGCTGGAGCAGTATATGTTTGTATTAATTCCCAACCACTTTTAGCCATAGAATTTAATGCTGCTGTCATCGATTTATAGTTTATACTTTCCGGTTCTGTTTCATTCCCATAATCGACAACAATTTTCATTTTAGAAGCCATAAATGGTTTATTGCCAATAATTTCACAATACTCGTAATTTATTTTCTTTGAATCGCTATTCTGTGCGTTAGCACATACAAAAAATACAGCCATTACAGCCAACAATAAAACTTTTTTCATAAATAATTAATTTTAAAGGTTGATAAATTTATTTAGCAACAAAGATACAAAAAGTCTTAATACAAAAAAACCGCCCTAACTTCACAGTCTGGAGCGGTTTACCTAAATAACCATTTAAAAATTATGCAATGAAAAAAAAAAGTATTATGGAGAATCAGAATTTTGTTCATCAATTTCGAGGATATAATCCAGCGAGTATAATATATCATACAGCATATCCTGCTTGTAGGCTCGTTTCTTTTCAGGATCACCTTTGGCCATGTAGTCAAGCAATCGTTGCTGGCCACTATATACATCTCCGTATTCAGGATCGTTACCATCCGGGAATACTCGCGGAAACTTTTCGGCTAAAAAACGACAGGATCCTATCCAGAACCAAAGCATCAGTACCACTACATGGGGGTTGATATGTTTCATCAACTCAAGATTCAAATCCTTGTGATTGAATTTTTCTTTGTTAGTTCTGAACATAGCACCCAACCATTGATATATCACTTCAGGCTTCTTATCTTTAGCTTGGTCGAAACTTTGCAAGTAAATATACTGATTGTACAGCATATCCGTCAAGTTGCTATCAGGGGCAAAGAATTCAGTGCCTTTAATTTTTAATACCGGATAGGGACATCGGGTTAGTCTCATGTCCAGGAAACAATTCCCTTTTTCGTCGGGTTTTATATACAAAAAGTCGAAAGCCGCAGATATGGCCGTAACTTCATCGGCTGTTACTGCATAAGTTTCACCATCAATTTTCACTCTGAAGTAATTCGGATTTTTCATTCTCCTGAATTGTGCATTCAGACAAATAAATAAAATCTTCACTTTCACTTCCTGAATGGGCATTGGCTGAGCTGTAAGAACTGACAGTTCTATCAGTTGTTCATTCGTCATTTCATTCATCGACGATGGGAGCATATATTCCCGATCATACCAAATTAGCTTTCTCATCCTGCGTAAAACATATGTTGTTCATCCGAATTAAAATCTATTGCATCAGTCACCGGAGTGATGCCCAATTCAACAGCGTACTTGTTCAAAGTTTGCTGTACCTTACTTAGGTAATAAGCGGATTGTTCGGCGTAAAAGTTTCCGGTATTGGAGATGTCTCCGTATGCCGGCCGAATTATCGGCTTATACTCTTTTACGTCAGAACCGGTTCGGTTCTGTTTACTCGCCTGACTGGTATATAGCTCAGCTGTTTTGCAGGCTACAAATTTACGGATGTTGGCAATGAGTCGCTTTTGCGGATCTGATTGTCCGGCTTCCAATACCAGGCGAAGCGTTTCATCCAAATCTTCACCGATAAAGTCGGTGATATAATGCTCTTCGATATTTGACATTATCGGTCTGAGACTTTCAAAAGTCAGACGGCTATACGAAATATCAACCTTACCAAGTTCCTGGAACTGTATGGCCGAACGAATGTAGTTACCTGAGCGAAGCGTGTAGTAACTGCTTTCAGTCCATTCCGGGAACTGATCCTTATTTTTCTCAAGATACTCAAGAACAAGATCCAGATATTGAAATCCACGACGCTCCAGGCTTTCGGTTACATTGGTAATCTTAGTTTCGCTGGCTGCAACAAACTTATCCTTGTTATTCTCAACGGTCATCCCGGAGTCACCAATTCTAACCGACAGTTCTGCAGCTCCTACCCACATGGACAACGGACCAAGCGACATTTGAACGAGATCACGAAGTTCTATTGCGCGATCGGGAACAGTTTCCGACTCCAAAACTTCTATCAACTCACGGCCAAGGTAACGAATCAGAAACAAATCCCTGGCACTTTTCAAAAATGGCTCTACAACTTCAAACAGAACAGAAGCCGATACTTTTACAGTTTTCCTTAACGTAGCTATATCTTTTATTATTAGGCTCATGATTATGGTAGTTTTTGATTTCCTGTTGATTTAATAGCACCTGTATTCTGATCAAGCGTGGTAAGCATGATGTTTGGAATAATGAAATGGATATCGGGATCCCAACCATTTATATTTTTGGCAATGTATAGCGGTTGTACAAACAAATCCCGGATAGGTTTTTGAAGCGCTTGTTTGATAATGAATAATTCGCGAGCTTCAGTACCGTTGATAGTTCCTGATTTTCCGGTGGCACCTACCACGCTTGGGTGAATTTCCATAGCATAACAAATGATATTAGTTACTTCAGAAGAGTCATCAAGGTATTCACCACCCTTTACTCCGGAATCAATAGGAGTAATAATAATATCATTATCCTCATACTTATTGATTTTATCATATTCAAACTCTGATACAAATGATTTTCCAGCATTTTCTTCACCCGAGAGGAACTTATCCATATCAAGAAGAAATTTCTCACGACAGGCTTTGCATTCAGCCTTATTGACATCTATATTAAGACCCCTCGATAGAAATAATTTCGGCCAAAACTTTTTAGCAATTTTCACATGGAACTTAATTACCATTTGGTTCTGAAGCAATGCTTTTTTGAATTTTGGGATTGCCAATGCAAATTCATACCAATCGGTAAATATTGACCACCAATAAGGTTTCCCATAATAGAATCGCCCTGGAGTTGGAAGCATCAGCTGAAGAACATAGCTGCTTTCCGTTTTTTTCGGGGTAGCCTTTTTACCATTCAGATCAAAATCTAACCCACGTCTAACGCGAAGATCCTTTAATGCACGACGACGATCCAAAAGCGGAGTAATCTGGACATCTTCAGGGTTTGATTCATGCCACTTGAGGGAACGGCCGTGATATTTTATATCTCCATTATCATCGGCTATTGATATCCGGCTATTTACAGACTCAATATAATGTATCTCTACTAATTTATTCTCACCCCTGGCAAATACGAATTCAACATATCCTTCGTTGAAAACAACAATATCATTGCCCCATTCCTGAGCGGATCCGATATAGTTATTTTCTTCCAGGAACTTGAATATTTCGGGTTGCTCACTGGGAAGCTGTTCAACGATTTTTATCTCTTTAGTCTTATCATCACGTATCTTTTTCACAACCATAATACCATCGCCGTAAGCCATTTTTGAATTAAAAGCCACATTGGATCCAAGTGTAGATAAGGCAAAAATCTTATCCATGATTTCGACCGGTTGCTTATCGTTTAATCCCTTTTTAGCAAAATCAATTGCTTTTTCACCATATGTTTTGCCATTTTTCGGTTCAATATTACTTTTTGGAGTAGTACTATCACCCACCATCTCCTTATGATCCGAAAAAGTAATTGCCGTTTTTGAACCTTTTAAGTATGCAGTGCCTCCAAAGTCAAACACTTCACACTTTATTTCATCCTGTTTTTTAGCCATTATATGTAAACTTTAAATTCATTAAATCTTGTCACAAGTATTTTTCGGTATTTGTGAGGTTTTGCTTCTCCGGGCATTCTCGCATTGAATGTACCTCCCTTGGAGTGGATAGAAGTCAGTACAGCATCTTTATAGGTCAAAAGTTCCCCGTTTTTTTTCGCACACTGAAAAGTAAATGGTTTAGGTTTACCGCCTTCCATCTCTTCCATTTTAGCCCAAATCTCCGATTGCTTTATTAATTTTTCCATTTATGTTTAAATTAATGAATCAAAAATACTATTGAATATACCGAAGTTAAAGGACAAAAAAAACTTTTTTATTTTCGTTCTTGGAATTTTAAAAATGATTGATTTAGCCTAATCTCATGAAGCTATTTTCAAGCATAAAGTTAAAAAACATGTATTTCCCATAGATTTGAGTTAAATAAATAAACAACTTTCTCAATTTCAATCTTTAAAAGGGTTACTCAAGGGAAAATTTTTCCCTTAGATGTGTCTATGCACCACGCACCGCCCTCAAAAAAACTTGCGGATGCAACATTTTTTTAACTGTAATATGCCAGAGTGTTAACAAAAAACGCCCCCTTATTTTCGATCACACGCACGTGTGTCCGATTTAAATAAAAAAAGCCTATCGATGAATCGACAGGCTCTCAAAACATTCATACAACTACTACGCAGCACCACCAAAGGCAGCACCAAATCCAGAGTAACTATTAGGTGAAACAAAGTGGAACTGGCAACCAATGAATAAAGTATCGAAAGCATCAGTAACGTGAGTCTTATACTCATCCGGGTTGTCTGGAGTATCGGGTAACTTCTCAGGATCCTTATCCTTTTCAAAGCCGGTCTTACCTTGCTTAACGCCTGTTTGTTCCATTGCAAGCTTAAGAAAGTCATTGTTGTCCAGATTGAATGATATGGATAGATATTCGGGTGTTTCTTTCAATGCACTATCTATCTGCAGGTGCTTCCAGTCGTGACCAGGTGACTGACCAATATACACTGGAGTAACAGTATAATGATTCTCAGTCAGCTTATTGATTACTGTATCAGCATAACTATCCTGCATTGTTCCACTTGTCCAGGTAAACGTATGATCAAAGAAGAACACAACTTCTTTGTTCAACTTATTGGCATAGTAATCACAAAACATCTTAACTACATCCTGAAGCTTTCCAGGTGTCTTGATAAAGAATGATTTGAGTATTCTTAGTTCACCGGTTTCTTCATTCACCTGACCTGCACATAAGGTTGATATAGCACTGTTACAATCACACCCAATGTATATAGGTTTACTGAAGTCTAGGTCACCATCA